TTCATGAATATCGATGTGAACGTAGTAGATGATATAAAGAAAGCAGTGGAAGCAGATATATTAAAGTACATCCAACAGGCAAAAGGATATATCCCAAGGATATAAATATATGTTATAATGGTAATAATATTTGCGATATGTTTTCTATATCTCCTGTATCAGGCATTTAGATTTATGTCTATGGGGTGGGATACTGCTTCCCAGATGGTAGAGACTACAGCAACTAAAGTACATCCTGAGTTAGAGGGTGTGAAACAAGGTGATGAGTTAATGGTTGTTAACTTCACCAAAGATCCGTTGCACGCATCATTACAGAATCGTATTAACAATGGCATGGAAATATCAGATCCATGGATTGATGAAGATGACGAAGATGATGAGGGTGACGGTGACGTACCCGCAATAGTAAGAAGATGATTTTTTTATCATGCCCACCAGTGTATACACTACCTGGTACATGGAGTAAGTGCAACGCAATTATTCCACACTTTAATGCTGATCCTAATTTCACATTTGCAATTTCATTTATTGTAATAGTGTTCGGACTCACCACGTTTGGTGTGTATAAAGCATTTTTTGACAACAAAAACCTAGCAGACCCATGGGATGACCACGATGATTAGTTTTTTATTCGCAAGTGCAGGTTTATTAAACCTGCTTTTTTACATCTTTGCTATTGGTTTTTTAATCTCACTAGGATTAGAACAGTGGTTAAAGTTTAGACCTTTAACTGTTGATGAATCAATGAACGAAAGAAACATGTACATCGTTCAGAGTAACAGAAGATACTGTTGGAGACAAGCATGGATAACTAATCTGTATTGGTTTCTATGTAACGTAGGTTTGTATGTTATATCAAGAAACATGCAGACACCAACAGATACATTTTGGAATGGTTTATAATGTATGAACTAACCGAAGAAGAGTGGGAATGTGTAAGGGTATGTGTAGCAAATGCACCCATACCTTATGATATTAGTCAGAAGAAAATACCTGCTGATATCTTAGCAAAGATAGGTGAAGCAACACCTCGTAAGGGTGAACCATTAGAAATTCCTTATTATGACTTAACACCGTACGGTATCTACGATTAATGAAATACGAATTCGAAAAGACATTTGGTAAAGGAGTAGACCCTTGGTATGCTAAGATGGAGAGGTGGGCAAACAAACAACCCAACCAATTCGTAAAATATTTCTCTTTGGGATTCATAGCATGGTTAAAACGAGTGTGGTTTGATCTTAAAGTAGAGCATACTATGAGAGATGTTGATGTGCAGGTAGATAAACTACATGAATACTGGGATGAGCAAGAGAAATCCAAGGTAGTTATCACACAGGAACCATCAGAGGTAGAAGGATTAGATAATTTTAGTATAGAAGCACAATATGCTGCCTTCGAAAGAGCAGCAAAGGATCATGATGAGGTCATTGAGTACCTAAATAGTCAAAAAGACGAAGAGTAATGGATGTTGGATCCTTCCAAGGACAGATAGAGAACAGGAATTTCCTGTCACCTATAGGATTTAAGTTTGTTTTATCAGACTTTCCCAAGGTGACATACTTTGCACAGAGTGCGAACATTCCTGGTATCAGTATTAATCAGGTAGAACAACCCACAGTTATGGGTCGTACTATACCTTGGGATTCTCATGGTCTTAATTATGAACCTCTTAATCTACAGTTCCTTATTGATGAGGACTTAGAGAACTATCTCATTCTACATAACTGGATGAGAGGTTTATCAACTGGGAGAACCCTAGCAGAAAGAACTTACCTAGAGGATAAGTCAGAAGAGAAGATAGACACTGGTAAAATATTAACCAATGTACGTTCTGACGGATCACTAGCAGTATTAAATAGTAATTTTCAGACAAATTTCTTTGTCACGTTTGAGAACATGTTCCCTATCTCCTTGTCAGCACTAGAATTTAATGCTACAATAGATGGTACGGAGTATGCTGTAGCTCAAGTGAGCTTTCGCTATGATCTATACGACATCCAAGATACAACAGGAAGAAGAAGAACTGAATTAGCATGAATCTTGATGACATCCGTGAGATGTGGAAGGAAGATTGTAAAATCGACCAGAACGATCTTGACACGGAAAATTTTAAGGTAACTGTCATACATGAAAAGTACCTAAACTTGTGGTCTCAGTTCAGACTGATGCTGTCTGATGCTGAAATGAAGAAGAACCGCATGTATAAACAGAAGTTTGAGTACTATTCTGGTAAGGCACCATCGAAGGTGTACCAAGATAATCCCTTTAACCATAAGGTACTCAAAGGTGACCTCAACACATACATCTGGGCAGATGATGAGTTCATCCGTACCAAACAAAAAATGGACTACCTCGAAACTTGTATAAATTATTTGGAGAACGTTCTTAAACAGTGCTCCAATAGAGGATTTCAGATTAAAAACGTTATCGAACTGAGGAAGTATGAGAATTATTGATGACAGTTATCACCAAGAAAAACGAGGTTTACCTTAAGGTAACTGCCGAACCGCATGTACACAAGGAACTGAGTGAACATTTTATATTTGATGTTCCAGGTGCTAAGTATATGCCACAGTACCAAAAATGGAAATGGGATGGTAAGATCCGCTTGTATTCACCTGCTACTGGTGAGATATATGCGGGTCTTTTTGATTATGTTGTTGATTTCTTAGAAGAAAAAGGTTATGAATTTGACATTGAGGACAGTACTTATGGACGACCAGACGATTGGGAATCTATCATCAGCCCTGAGAGTGTTGCGGGCTATGTTAGATCACTGGGATTACCTTTTAAAGCACGAGACTACCAGTTACGAGCAATTTATCAGGCACTTAGGCACCATCGCAAACTTTTATTATCCCCAACAGGATCAGGAAAATCCCTGATCATCTATGCCATAGTGCGTTGGCACTTAGGATTTGATAGAAACATACTTATTATAGTACCAACCGTGTCATTAGTAGAACAGTTGGCAAAAGACTTTAGATCATATGGATGGAGAACAAATGACTTACACAAAATACAAGCAGGTGCAGAAAAATATGTGGACTCTTCTGTGGTTATCAGTACTTGGCAGAGCATTTATAAAGAACCCCGTAAATTTTTTAAACGTTTTGATGTCATTATCGGGGATGAAGCACATCTTTACAAGGCGAAAAGTCTGACAGGGATTCTCAACAAATGCCATGACGCTAAGTACCGAGTCGGTCTGACAGGTACGCTTGATGGTATGGAAACTCATCAGTTGGTGTTGGAAGGTTTGTTTGGAAAGGTAGATCAAGTAACCAAGACCATAGATCTGATGAAGAAGGGACATCTTACACCACTGAAGGTGTGTGTTCTCTTGTGTAAGCATGGATATGTACCGTTTGACGACTATTTTCAGGAGATTGATTACCTAGTTGCACATCCTAAACGTAATAATTTAATTGTCAACCTTGCGTGTGACCTGCGGGGAAATACGTTGATTCTCTTTAACTATGTGGAGAAGCACGGAGAACCTTTGTGGGAATTGCTAAATAGTAAAGTAAGAGAAGGTCGAAAGATTTTCTTTATACACGGTGGCATAGATGCAATGGAACGAGAAGAGGCTCGTTCTATATGTGAAAAGGAGAAAGATGCTATAATACTAGCATCCTATGGAACCTTTTCCACAGGGATTAACATTAGGAATCTGCACAATGTAATATTTGCGAGTCCATCCAAGTCGAGGGTCAGGAATCTTCAGAGTATTGGAAGGGTTCTCAGAAAAGGTGAGAACAAAGCACAGGCAACATTATTCGATATAGCGGATGACTGTAGCAGAGGTTCTAAACTTAACTATACTCTTCGTCATCTCGTCGCAAGACGAAAAATATATGAAGAAGAAAATTTTGATTACGAGATCAAAGAAGTTAAATTAAAAAATGATTAATTACATCCGACACGACGAACAATTTCACGGAACAGTAAAACTAATTACTGGGGAGGAGATCCTTGGTGAAGTTTTATTGACGAAGGATCCCGAATCGAAAGAAGATCTCTTGTTTATACAGCATCCTGCTAAGACCAAGATCGTAGAAATGGAAGGACCTAACCAGAGTGATCAAAAAATCGCTGTTGGATTTATCAAATGGGTTAATTTTTCCGATGAAGAGTTCTATGTATTAGAAGAACGTTCTGTTATTAGTATTGCACCTATGTCAAAGGATGCAATAAGAATGTACAAACGTTGGGTTAAGAAAGAAATATTACACGAAACTGAACCTGAGAGAGGAGAGGTTCCCTTGAGTCCAAACATGGGTTTGATCGCCAAAGTTGAGGACGCTCGCTCGTTTTTAGAATCAATGTATAAAAAAGAGCCTAAGGATCCTTCCAACCCTTAACAGTGTTGAGTCTAATCAATGTAAATGGGTTTGTCAAGCCCCCTTTACATTTGCTTTGTCATCTACTATAATTATGCTAACCGTGAAGGTAATATAAATGACCACTATGGCACGGAAGTCCACTAAAAAGAAGGAACACTATGTAGATAATAAGAAGTTCTTAGCTGAATTAATTATCTATAGACAACAGATTGCTGAAGC